CCTGGGCAACTTGATGCCTCGGCCGCCGACCGGCCCGCTGGCGCAGCCAGCGCGGCGCAGGGCGGGTCGCAGCGAGATCTTGAGCGGGATGCCGGCTATCGCGATGCCGCGACGCGCGAGCGACTCGCGAAGGCCCGCACGGCCGAGATGGAAATGGCGGAGCTGGCCGGTGCACTCGTGCGTCGTGATGACGTCGAGCGTCTGGTGTTCTCCCTTGCGCGCGAGGCGATGGACAAACTTATGGCGCTGCCGACGCGCATCGCCGGCCAGCTGGCCAACGAGAACGATCCACGGCGCTGCGCGCAGCTGCTGGAGGGCGAGATTCGCGTGGTCTGCGAAGGGATGACCAAGATCGAAGAACTTTTGCCCGCACCTGCCAGAGCGCATGCCGCGTGAGCGCCGCTGCCGCAATTCCTGCTGACGTAGCCTTCGCCGATGGCGCCATGGTTGCTGCCCAGGCGTGGAAGAGCGGCTGGACACCGCCGCCCATCCTCACTGTGAGCGAGTGGGCGGATGAACACCGGGTACTGCCGCAGGAGGCGTCGAAGGAATACGGGAAGTGGCGCACCAGCCGCGTGCCCATGGCACGTCAGATCATGGATGACTTGTCGGTCCATTCGCCCTACACCGAGGTGAACTTCAAGAAGTCCACGCAGGTGGCCGGCAGCGAGATTGGCATCAACCTGGTCGGGTATGTGATCGACCATGCGCCTGGCCCGATGATGTACGTCTTGCCCACCATCGACATCGCAGGCAAATTCAGCGATCAGCGCTTGCAGCCGGCGTTTGAACTGATGCCATCGGTGCGGAAAAAGCTCGGCGCGCGGCGTGCGCGGGATGGTGGCAATTCGCGCATGTCCAAGAAATACCCGGCTGGTTTCCTGGTGCTGTCGGGCGCGAACTCGGCGAACTCGTTGGCGACGATGCCGATGCGATACCTGGTCCTCGATGAGATCAGTAAATACCCGCGCGATCTTGACGATCAGGGTGCTGCCCAGGTGCAGGCTGAGCGCCGAACATCGAGCTATGGGGACAGCAAAAAGATCTACCGAGTGTCGTCGCCCACGGTCAAGGACGCTTGCGCTATCACCGATGAGTACGAGCGCGGGCATCAGGCAAAGTACAACGTGCCTTGCCCGCACTGCCTGCAGCTGCAAGTACTCCTGATCGAGCAGCTGACCGATGACGGCCAGTTTCTTTGTGTGCATTGCGGACAGCTGATTGACGAGACCAGCAAGGCGTGGATGCTCCGCGAGCGCGGACACAGCGAGGATGGTCTTGCTTGTTGGGTCGCGAAATACCCCGAGCGCACGGTTCGCAGCTATCACATTTGGAGTGCCTATGCTCCGCCGGGCCTCGGCTATACGTGGCAGGAAATTGCCGATATGCGGCGCGAAGCCAAGGATGATCCCGAGAAAGAGGTCACCTTCGCAAACACCCTCCTCGGCGAGGCATATGCTGGCGCGAGTGAGCAGATCAACGCCGACGATGTATCCGGTCGAGCCGAGCGCTGGGTGCGGCGTACCATCCCGCGCGGTTGCCTGCTGTTGACGGCTTTCGTTGACGTGCAGATCAATCGCTTCTCTATCGGCATATGGGGCTGGGGGCGTGGCGACCAATGCTGGGCGATCGACTGGGTTGAACTGCCCGGTGATCCGACCAATGCTGATGATTGGCAACAGGTCGAAGATTTTCTTGCCAAGCCGCTCATCAATGCATGCGGCGTGGCGATGCCGATTCGTGCCATTGGTGTCGATAGCGGCAACTGGCAGGCGGACGTCTTTCGATTCGTGCGCCCGAGGCAAGCGATGGGCTATATGGCCACCAAAGGCATGCGGCAACAAGACGCGCCGATCATCTCGCGCCCGCGTAAGCGAGATAGCAACATTCGTGGCCGAGCTGACCGCAGGGGCCTCAACGAGTGGAATATTGGTGTCCACGTAGTCAAGACCACGCTGATGCGCCGGCTGATCAAAGATGGTGACTTTGAGCCTGACCGCTACCGCTTTCATTTCCCGGCAGATCATGAAGATGACTTCTATAAGCAACTCACGGCCGAGCGGCTCGACCTTTCCATCAACCGCTGGGTATGCCCCAAAGGGACGCGCAACGAGGTGCTGGATATTCTCGTCGGTGCCTACGCTGTCGCTTGTAGCCCGAGTGTGCGCGTGCATGTCATGAGAGAGGCGGATTGGGCGGCATTGGAGGCCCGGCTCGAACCACCGACAAACGATCTTTTTTCACCGAGTGACCGGCCCGCTGAGATCGCCAAGGCGGATAAGCGAATTTCGGCCACGGCCGTCCAAACGGCTATCGCTCCACGTGGAACAACCGCTCCGCGCGAGAATCCTTTCGCATCCTCTGAATGGTCCAGTCGCCGATGACCGATTTCAACACTGCTCAGGCACTGCAAGACGAACTGGCCGGCGTACTCAAAGAAGCCAAAGGCATGTCGTTCGATGACGCTGTCACCTTCGCGGAGCCCATCGTGCGCTACCTGCAGCAGCAATACGGCGGCGATGAGCTTTACATCCCGCGACCCGGGCGCACATACCCCATCACTGAGATTCTCGCCGCGCGCGACAGCGGCAAGTTGGTCAAGGATATTTGCCGGCAATACGGAATCAGCCGGCGCAGCTATTACAACCTGCTGAGCCTGGGCAGCATCGTTCTTTAATTCGAGTGTGCATTTTCTCCGGGAGACTTTGCACATCACGAGATTCAATCTCGACGCATGTCTACAGCTACCGACATGCTCGCCAAATATCTTGCCGCCGAGACAGCGATTCTCGGTGGTCAAGCTTATCGCTGGGGTGACCGACAGCTGACGCGTGCCGATCTGCAGATGGTGCAGAACGGCCGCCGTGAGTGGGAGCGCAAGGTCAACGCCGAGGGTCGCGGCGGTGCACCGGTTGGTGTTCAGCACGCAAATCTTAGTGGCTATCACTCGGGGCCGGAGGGTTCGGATCCCTACGATGACACCTGTTTTCGGATGGTGCGCCGATGAGCAAGGCTGCACCTGGCGTCATTGATCGAGCCATCCTTGCCATTTCCCCTGGCTGGGCCGCGAAGCGTGCCGCCAATCGGTATCGCGTCGCCGCATTCAGCCACGCGTTTGATGCGATCGGCCCGAGCCGGTTGCACAAGCGTGGGCGTGACTATGGCGACGGCAATGCCGTGACCGCGATGGGCCACACCGAGCTGCGAAACAAGGGGCGACACCTCGATCGAAACCATGACCTCAGTCGCTCCATCTTGAACACGATGGTCCAGTGTATTGTTGGGGCTAATGGCATTGGTGTTGAACCACAGCCGAAAGACAATGACGGCAACCCGCTGGATGATATCGCGCGGCAACTGACCGATCTGTGGAATATCTGGAGTCGCACGCCCGATGTGACGGGCGAGTACAACCGCGCGCGATATGAGCAGTTGAAATGCCGAAGCTGGCTTCGCGATGGCGAGGTCTTCTGGCAGTACGTGGAGGGCACCAAGGCAAAGCTTGCCCATGGAAGCACCGTTCCGCTCTCCATCGAGCTTTTGGAATGCGATCTACTTCCGATTGATTTCAACGACCCAACGAACGGTATAAGCCAAGCCATTGAGTTAGATGCTTGGGGTAGGCCACAGGCCTATTGGGTCTATAAGCAACACCCCGGTGAGCCCTTTGTGGCGATGCCCGATATCAAGCGGGTGCCCAGTGCGAATATCGGCCACCTCAAGCTCACAGATCGGATCGGACAGCGGCGCGGCTACAGCCTGTTCGCCTCCATCATCAATCGGCTCGACGATCTCAAAGACTACGAAGAAAGCGAGCGAATTGCGGCTCGCATCGCCGCGAGCATGAGTGCGGTGATCAAAAAGGGCGATGCTGCCAGCTATCCCGATAGCGCAGGCAAGACTGATCGGCAGATGCATTTCCAGCCAGGCATGGTCTTTGATGATCTCCTGCCAGGTGAAGACATCAGCATGATCAACAGCAACCGGCCGAATCCGCAGGCGGTCCACTGGCGTGATGGTCAGATGCGAGCCGCCGCTGCGGGCGCGGGTGCCAATTACAGCAGCGTCAGCCGAAACTACGACGGTACATATAGCGCGCAGCGGCAAGAGCTGGTGGAGGGCTGGCAAGGTTACGGTGTTCTCAGTCAGGCCTATATCGACATGGACACCAGTGAAACCTATAGCCGGTTTGTCGCTGCATGTTTGCTTGGGAATCTGCTAAAGAATCTGCCGCGCGGGGTGAGATTTACCAACCTCTCTCACGCCTTGT